TGGCCTGTTTATACCCCAAAACGTGAGCCAAAGTCATGATTAGTGATGATCAGGTCATGATTGATACCCCATCGGCTGAAACAGGCTCAGATCGGCTCACATCGGTTTTTTCGCCGATAACAGCTCCACGAATCCACTCACCACTCAATGATTTACCATCACGCGGCTTTGAATTGATTGATTTTGCCGATCAGATCATCCCGGGCGGCTTTATGCCGTGGCAAAAATGGCTGGCCGAGCACAGCTTGAAAATCAAAAGCGATGGCCGCTACAAACATCCTGTAACAGTCGCATCCGTTGCCCGTCAAAATGGAAAGAGCACTTACATGATGGCCCGGATTATGATGGGCTTGTTTCATTGGGATGAGTCGTTGCAAGTTTCCACAGCTCACAGATTGGTCACATCGCTAGAGCAATTTCGAGCCATTGTGCAGATCATCGAGGAAAATGCGGATTTGGCCAATCAAGTCAAGCGCATCCGCTGGCAACATGGAGCTGAGGAAATTCAAACGCTTAAAGGCAATCGTTTCATTATCAAGGCCGGTGGGTCGGCAGCTCGTGGATTGAGCAAGCCCGAAACTGTACACATGGATGAAATCCGGGAAATGCATGATATGGAAACATTTGCCTCAATGCGCTATACCTTGATGGCTGCGAAAAATCCGCAAGTCAATTGCTTTTCTACAGCAGGTGATTCGCACTCAATCGTTTTGAACCAATTGCGCGAACGCGGCTTGGCAGCTGCCGCCGGTGGGTCGGATGATGTTGGCTATTTCGAGTGGTCAGCTCCCACCGATGAGATTTCATTGGAAAATGCAGCTTTTGCCAATCCCGGCCTCAACATAACTATTCACCCGGATAACATCCGAGCCGTTTTCAATGATCCACCCGATGTCGTTATGACTGAGGTTTTGAATCGATGGGTGCAAACAATCTCAAGCGTAATTGGTGCCAAAGAGTGGCAAGCTTGTGGTGATGAGTCGATTGATCTCGATGATGACAAGCTGACATGGATGGCCATTGATATTTCACCGGATCGAAAACACGCAAGTCTTGTGGCCGCCCAAAAGCTCGGATCGGAAAACTTTATTGTCAAGCTTTTGCATACATGGGAAAACACAATCCAGCTTGATGATCGAGCAATTGCCAACGATGCGGCCTCATATTGTCGAAAGTACCCAATTGAGTATTTGCTTTACTCAAGGCGCACAACCGGAGCCGTGGCCGCGCGTATGCAACCGGCCGGCATCCCAATCCATGACATGGACAGCGATTATCCTCAAAGCTGTGATGAGCTTTTGGGAGCAATCAATAGCGGTCGGCTGAAGCACCGAAATCAATCATCACTCACCGAGCAAATGCTTTCAGCTGTGCAATTGCGCCGTGGTGATGGCGGTTGGGTTATTGGAAGGCGCGCGAGTCAAACGAGTGTGACCGCCGCCGTAGCAGCCGCATTGTGTACACACTTTGCGACACGCCCAGAAAACGAAATCGACATTTTAGTGGGTTGATGCTTGACATTTTGAGAAAATGCTCCCATGGGATTATTTGATCGAAAGCGCACCATCGAAGCCGTAACAATCCAACGCGGCGCGGATGTAGCTGCACAAATTGGGCCAGCTCCAACGCTGGATGCATTTTTTCCATTTGGTGGAGCTGACTACATCGCAAGCCGCGAGGAAGCAATGTCCGTGCCAGCGATTGCACGCGCTCGCAACATGATTTGTAATTCCATTGCCACAATTCCGTTGATCACTCGCGATAAGACAACCGGCACAATCATTGATCAACCGGTTGTGATTTCTGAACCGGATAAGCGAGTGCCAGGAGCCGCATCATGGGTGTGGGCCTGCGAGGATTTGCTTTTTACGGGGTTTAGTTATTTTCAGATCATGTCACTATTTGCCGACACCGGCCGCGTGCGCGAAATGTGGCGCGTTGCACCAAATCGCGTTGGGGTTTTCTTAAATTCAATCGGCACGCAAATTGAGTATTACACAGTCGATGGCACTCGCGTACCAATGACCGGTGTGGGATCACTCGTGGTGTTTTATGGTAACGATGAAGGATTATTGAATCGTGCTGGTCGCACAATCCGCGCCGGTGCAGAGCTTGAAAGAGCTGCCGCGATGTATGCACGCGAACCCGTGCCATCGATGGTTTTGAAATCAAATGGCACAGCATTGCCAGCTGATCGAATCGCAAAATTGCTTGATGCATGGGGCGCAGCTCGTAGAAATCGCGGAACGGCATTTCTTAACGCCGATGTTGAATTAACAACAGTCGGATTCACACCAGAGCAGATTGGCCTCAATGCTGCACGCGAAATTATTGCGACTGAATTAGCACGCGCCGTGGGTATTCCGGCTTACTTTATTGATGCGCCGACTGGATCATCCATGACATATGCAAACGCCCAAACGGCGCGTCAAACTCTTTTGGATTTCTCGCTGTTGCCGCTTATGAACAGCATTTCTAGCCGCTTATCAATGCCGGATTTCACGCCATCAACACAGCGCGTGGAATTTGATTTGAAGGCTTACCTACGCGGATCAGAAAAAGAGCGTGCAGAAATTTACAAGATTTTATTTGAAATCGGTGCGATCACCACCGATGAAATTAGACAAATGGAGGACATGATCTCATGAAGCTGACAACACCAATGCACATTACGGCAGCGGATTCAGATTCGCGCACAATCAGCGGTCGCATTGTTGCTTTCAATGAGCACGCAAATGCATCAACCGGCAAGGTGGTTTTTGCTCGCGGATCAATTCAGCCGCAAGATGTTTTTTTGAATCTTGAACATGACAATACACGCAGAATTGGCAAGAGCATCGCCATGAGTGTGAACGATAAAGAAATGACAGCGACTTTCAAAATTGCTAACACAACAGCTGGCACCGATGCACTCACAGAGGCAATGGAAGGCCTACGCGATGGATTCTCCATTGAGTTAGCTGTGGACAATTACGAAATGCAAAAAGATGGCACCATGAAGGTGCTAAATGGACAGCTCACAGCTGTCGCTTTGGTTACTGAACCGGCCGTGCGATCTGCACGAGTTGCCGAAGTAGCCGCATCGGAAGATTCTGAAACTGACGAAGTTGCAGATACAACAAACCCAAATGAAGGAGACAAAGTGGAAAACACTACCGAACAAGCCGCTCCTGCCGTTGAACCGGTAGCAGCTCCAGAAGTCGCACCTGTTCAGGCATCGCGCCCAGCTTATTACACAGCACCACGATCACCAATCGTGGACAAGGTTTCATACCTTGAGCACTACCTACGCGCAAGCGTTTTGCATGATGAGGATTCTCGTCAATATGTAAAGGCTGCCGATAACACAACATCAACAGCACCGGGCATGATCCCAACACCACAAAGCACACAGGTGATCAACGCACTTGCCAATGCTGATCGTGGTTGCATCGATGGCATTAGCCGTGAAACTTTAGTGGCAGAAGGCATGACATTTGAATTGCCTCGCGTTACAGCTGTACCAACAGTTTTGCCAATCAATGAAAATGCGGCAATTACAGAATCATCACTTTCTGCAACATTTCTTTCTGTTTCTGTGCAGCCTTTCAAAGGTCGCGCTATATCAACAGTAGAGTTGATCGACCGCAGCCGTCCGGAATACTTGACAGCTTTGCTTCAGAATCTCGAATTTGCTTATGCAAAAGAGACTGATGAGTATGCACTTGCAGCAATGCAAGCGGCAGTTACTACAACAACAGCACAGGCAGCAAATACAGCAACCGGATTCCTTGGATACACATCTCAGGCAGCCGCAGCTGTTTATGGCTCATCACTTGGATTTGCTCGTTCATTGATTGTCTCCCCGACCCAATGGGGCAACATCATGGGATATAACGATAACGGCACACCGCTATACAACGCAGCACAGCCATCAAATCAGGCTGGAAATGTTCGCGGTGACAGCCTACGCGGTGTAGTTTCACCGGGATTGAATCTCTATGTTTCACGCTCATTTGGTAACGCTGGAACAACAACAGCTCAAGGCGATTCTTCAATGGTCGTTGTGAACCCAGATTCATACACATGGTACGAGTCTCCACGCTTTACGCTACGCAGCAACATCAACAGCGATGGAACAATTGACATCCTGTACTACGGCTATGGCGCACTAGCTGCC